ACTCAACTTGCACTTTATACAATACCAGCTGGAAAAACTGGTTATCTCAGTACTTGGAACGTCGGTGTAGCACCAATGAATAATTCTGTCACAGTAACTTTACTAGCAAGAGAACTAGATGGTAATGCACCATTTAGAACAAAGGATATTATTGATATCGTAGGTGGATATACTACTCAGAATTATTCGATTCCTTTGCGTTTTCCGGAAAAAACTGATATTGAAGTGAGAGGAACTGGTGATACTGGTTCAGTTATTTCATCTTCTTTTGATATAGTGCTGGTAGATAACTAATAATGTGGAAGTGGCTTAAAAGTTTATTCGCTGGGCCACAATATAAGGTTTGTGTATCATTTAATACACAATGGGGTGATGCAGACGATAAAGAGTTCATCACAAAGAAGATAATGGTACAGAAAGAAAACTATCTTAAGTTCAGAACAATAGAAGGTAAGATGGTAGAGTTTAGAGCATCTGCAGGACTCAACTACAGGGTAGAGGAAGTATGAATCAATTGTTTATAGGTATTATTGTAGCAATGGGAGTAGGAGGCTACTTCTATTATACAACTACAGAAGCTAAACTCGAATCGTTACAAGCTCTCAATCAAGCATATGAATTGAGAGATAAAGAACAACAACAAGCAATTACAGCATTGCAGGATAATCTGCAATTGCAAACAACGGCTCTTATTGACATGCAAGCAAAGAATGCCCAGATTCAATCAGAAATGAATGAGTATCTTGACATCTTTAAGAGACATAATTTAGGACAAATAGCATCAGCACGACCAGGGCAAGTTGAGCTAAGAGCTAATAGAGCAACTGAGGAAGTATTCAATGAATTGGAAGATATTACCAATCCTAATCGCAACGACAATAACGATTAGCGGTTGCTCATTACTCACGCCTAAAGCTACTCCTGTAGAGATCAAGACAGTTCCTGTCAAGATAAATATAGCGCAACCAACATTACCTCGAGGTCTCGATCTTAAAGAGCCAAAGTGGTATGTTGTAAGTGAAAGAGTGATCCCAAACCCTTGTAAGAGACCTGCAGAGGATCAACCTAGAGATTGCGCGCTAGGTAAAGAAAATGATTGGCCAGAAGGCTACACATACTTCGACAGGTTTCAAGATCAGATTAAAAAGGTTCATGGTGGAGACTTAGTATTTTTCGCAATGTCAGTTGGTGATTACGAGCTAATGGCTTATAATATGCAAGAATTGAGAAGATACATAAGAGAGATGCAGGAAGTAGTTGTATACTACGAAACTGTTACAAAACCAGAGGAACCTAATGGACAATGACATCCAAAACCTTTATAGGGTAATTGATAAATTAGATACAGCAATTGATAAGTTAGCAGACGTATCTAGTGACATCAAACAAATTTTAGCAGTTCACGAAGCAAGATTAGATCAAGCAGAAGGCTTGATGGAAAGACACTTTGTCCAGATGGATGCTGTTCATAGTAGAATCTCTTCTCTCAGAGATGATATGGCTCGTTCAGAGAGAGAAATCATTGACCGTATTGATGTCATTGAGAAATGGAAGTGGCAAGTGATTGGCGTAGCATCAGGTATTGGTCTAGCCGTATCATTTTTTGCCCAAATGATGTTCGGATAACAGTTGTCTTTTTAGGATTTTGCACGTATAATGTCGTGTAATGTCCTGGCTAATTCGTAAATACCTATTACAACTATCTAACAGACTAGATGTGTGGTCTGAGCGTAATGGTGCATTTAACTTTAGATGTCCATATTGTGGAGATAGTAAGAAAGACAAATTCAAAGCACGTGGCTATCTGTATTCAAAAGATACCAGCATGCTTTATCATTGCCACAACTGTGGTGTATCAAAGTCTGGTGAGAAGTTTCTACAAGACCAAGACAATGAGCTGTACAAAGAATATAAGCTCGAAGAATTAAAAGAAAAAGGGACAAGTAATACAGTACAAGAGGCTGTAGAGTTCAAGTCATCTCCTACGTTTAGTAAATCTCTTGGAAGCAAACCTTTCAAAGAACTAAAAAAGGTGTCATCTTTACCGTTGAGACATCCTGGAATTGTGTACATTAAGAATAGAATGATACCATCACAATTTCACTATAAAATTTTCTATGTAGACAACGGTTATACGTGGGCTAGCAAATGGCTACCAGATAAATTTAATAAGGGAATAAAGAAATCGGATCCTCGTATTGTTTTACCATTATACGATAACAAGGGTAAGGCATACGGAGCAATAGCTAGATCTATTGATCCACATAGTAGTCAGAGATATCTGAAACTTAATTGGGCTGATGGAGATAGCTTCATCTATGGACTTGATACTGTCGACGTAACTAAAACAGTATACGTTATGGAAGGACAGTTCGACTCATTGTTCGTACCTAACTCAGTAGCAGTGGGTAGTTTACATTGGGGTCAACTATTCAAGCACATAGATACAAAAGACTTTGTGATAGTACTAGATAATGAACCAAGAAATGATACAACAAAACAAAGCCTTTCGAAAGCAATAGATGCTGGATATAAAGTTTGTGTATGGCCATCATTTATCAAACAAAAAGACATAAATGATATGGTCATTAATGGAATGAAGCCAGCAGACATAAAACAAATAATTGATACAAATACGTATCAAGGACCAAAAGCGAAACTAGCAATGAGTGTATGGAGTAGGTAATGAAAGTAAAACTAATCAGTTATAGCATGGCCTCAAAAGAGTTGTTTGATAGCCAATCAGATGTACGAACACTAGAAGGACTCATTGCATACTGTGCAAGAGTCAGCAATCCTGAAAACCAACAGTTAAATCAAAACTCAGACAAACTAATCAAGTATCTAATGAAGCACCAACATTGGTCTCCATTAGAGATGGTCAACGTTTGTATGGAGATTGAGACAACACGTGACATTGCAAGACAGATGCTACGTCATAGATCATTCTCATTCCAAGAGTTTAGTCAACGATACGCAGATCCAACTGATGAACTTTCTTTTGAACTAAGAGAAGCTCGATTACAGGATCTAAAGAACAGACAAAACAGCACTGAGATTGATGATGATGAGTTGAAAGAAACATGGGACTGGCAACAGAAGCAAGTGATTGATGCAGCTAAACGAGCATACAATTGGGCTATTAGAAATGGTATTGCAAAAGAGCAAGCACGAGCTGTTCTGCCTGAAGGTAATACTGTTAGCAGACTATACATGAATGGAACAATTCGTAGTTGGGTCCACTACATTGATCTCAGATCAGCAAATGGAACACAAAAAGAACACATAAATGTAGCACAAGAGTGTGGTAGGGTGCTAGGATCTGTGTTCAAATTACTCAAGGAGGAATAGTGTACGAGTATAAAGTAAAAGTATTGAAAGTAGTAGATGGAGACACAGTTGATGTTGACATTGATCTAGGTTTCAAGGTATGGTTAAGGAATGAAAGAGTAAGACTGCACGGCATTGATACTCCAGAAAGTAGAACAAGAGACTTAGAAGAAAAGAAATACGGTCTCGCTGCAAAGAACTTCCTCAAGACAGCACTCAAGAATGGTACTGTAGTAATGAAAGTCCACGATAGAGGTAAGTTCGGCAGAATCCTTGGTGAGCTATTCGTAAAAGATAATGAAGGTCATCCAGTATTTGAAAATCAAATAAGCATTAACGAGCACATGATTATTAACAAACACGCTGTTGCATATCATGGTCAATCTAAAGATGAGATCCAAGAGCAGCATTTAGAAAACAGAAAACTATTAAAACTATGACATCAGTAATTCAAATTGTAAAAAGAAATGGCGAGAAAGAATCTATCAACTTAGATAAGTTGCATAAGGTTGTATTCAACGCCTGCGAGAATCTTACTGGCGTGTCACCATCAGAAGTAGAAATGAAATCACACATATCATTCTATAATGGTATGACAACAAGTGAGATTCAAGAGACCCTAATCAAAGCAGCAGCTGACTTGATTAGCGAAGAGACACCTAACTACCAGTTTGTAGCTGGTAGACTAATTTCCTATCATCTACGCAAAGAAGTATATGGTCAGTTTGATCCTTGGCCTCTTCTTGATATTGTTAAAACAAATATTGAGAAAAAGATGTATGATAGTCTATTGCTTGAATGGTTTACAGAAGATGAATTCAAGACAATGGATACATGGATCGATCATAACAGAGACGATGAGTTAACATATGCAGCCATGGAACAGTTCCGTGGTAAGTATCTTGTCCAAGATAGATTTACAGGAAAGTTATATGAGACACCTCAAGTAGCATTCATGTTGATTGGTGCTACATTGTTCCATAACTATCCAAAAGAAACTAGAATGAAGTGGATCAAAGACTTCTACAATAGTGTTAGTAACTTTGAGATATCTCTACCAACGCCTGTAATGGCTGGTGTTAGAACGTCTGTAAGGCAGTTCTCATCGTGTGTTTTGATTGAGTCTGATGATTCACTCGACTCTATCAACGCTACAGCTTCAGCAATTGTTAAATACGTATCTAAGAGAGCTGGTATTGGCATTGGAGCATCACGTATCAGAGCTATTGGATCATCGATCAATGGTGGTCACGCTACTCATACAGGAGCTATTCCATTCTATAAACTATTCCAAGCTGCCGTTAGATCATGTTCACAAGGTGGAGTAAGAGGTGGTGCTGCTACATTGTACTATCCTATTTGGCACTATGAAGTAGAAGATTTGCTAGTACTTAAGAACAACAAAGGTACAGAAGATAATAGGATCAGACATTTAGACTATGGCGTTCAATTCAACAAAGTATTCTATGAACGATTATTAAATGGACAAGATATCACCCTCTTCAGCCCAAGTGATGTGCCTGAACTGCAGGACGCCTTTTACACTGACGTGGACGCATTCAGAACTCTGTATGAAGCAGCAGAACGCAAAACGTCTATACGTAAAAGAAAAGTTCCTGCAATCGAGCTATTCTCAAGTTTCATCCAAGAAAGGAAGGATACTGGACGTATATATTTGATGAACGTCGATCATGCAAACGACCATGGATCGTTTGTTGCAGACGTAGCTCCTATCAGACAATCAAACTTATGCTGTGAGATTGATCTACCTACTAAGCCATTAACTAACATTAACGATCCAGATGGTGAGATCAGTCTATGTACTCTTGGTGCTGTTAACTGGGGTGCAATTAAAAAGAAAACAGATTTCAGAAAACCAGCTGAGCTATTAGTGAGAGCATTAGATAATCTATTAGACTATCAAGACTATCCTGTAGAAGCAGCTAAGAATAGTACAATGAACAGAAGACCGTTAGGTATTGGTATCATCAACTTTGCACATTGGATGGCAAAGAACAATATGACATACAGTGAGCCTAACTTAGAACTTATAGACGAATGGACAGAAGCATGGTCGTTCTACTTAATTAAAGCATCGTTAGAGCTAGCTAAAGAAACAGCAGCTTGTCCTCTAACACTTGAGACAAAATATAGTCAAGGATTAGTTCCTATCGATACCTACAAAAAAGAGGTCGATGATCTAACTCCTTTCGTAGAACGTATGCCATGGGACAAGTTGAGAGAGGACCTAAAACATTATGGTATCCGCAACTCAACACTCATGGCGCTTATGCCATCAGAAACATCGTCACAGATCAGTAATGCTACAAATGGTATTGAACCTCCTAGAGCATTAGTATCTGTTAAGCAAAGTAAACATGGTGTATTGAAGCAAGTAGTACCACAAATTAAAACGTTAAAGAATAAATATGAGCTCCTTTGGGATCAGAAGTCACCACAAGGTTATCTGAAGATTTGTGCTGTGTTGCAGAAGTATATCGATCAAGGTATCTCTGTAAACACTTCGTACAATCCAGTTCATTATGAAGAAGAGAAGATACCGTTGAGTGTATTGTTACAAGACCTAGTAACATTCTACAAGTATGGTGGTAAACAACTCTATTATTTCAACACATATGATGGTGCTACTGATGAGTTCGAAGAGCCAGCCCATCCATACGTCAGTCAGGACGATCCGATTGAGGACGATGACTGTGAGGCATGTAAAATATGATATTAAAGAAAGGCAAGAAGCATAATACTGAGAGAAAGATGTTCTTTGATGAGTCAGTAGACATTCAAAGATTTGACTCTCTCAAGTATAGTGTGTTCGATAAGATTACAGAGAAGCAGCTTGGTTTCTTTTGGAGACCTGAAGAAGTAGATATTCTAAGAGACGCAAAAGACTTCAAAGATATGTTAAGTAAAGCAGAGCAACATATCTTCACCAGTAATCTAAAGAGACAGATACTATTAGATTCCGTACAAGGTAGAGCTCCTAACATAGCTCTGTTGCCTATTGTTTCATTACCAGAGTTAGAAACGTGGATCGAGACGTGGTCGTTCTTTGAGACTATTCATAGTAGATCGTATACGCACATCATTAGAAACGTGTACTCGGATCCATCCATAGTATTTGATGGTATCTTAGACACCAAAGAGATTATAGATTGTGCTAGAGACATTACAAAGTACTATGACAGATTGGTCACACTTTCAAACAACCCAGATATGCATGGCACTTATGAACATAAGAAAGCATTGTGGTTATGTCTTAATGCTGTTAATGCATTAGAAGGTATTAGATTCTATGTGTCATTTGCATGTAGTTGGGCATTTGCTGAACTTAAGAAGATGGAAGGTAATGCTAAGATCATCAAGTTCATTGCTAGAGATGAGAACGTTCACTTGGCATCGACTCAACAAATGCTAAAGCTATTAAAGAAAGACGAAAAAGATTTTGAAAAGATAGCAAAAGAATGTGAACCAGATGTGATTCAGATCTTCAAAGATGTAGTAGAACAAGAGAAGCAATGGGCACAATACCTATTCAAAGATGGTTCTATGATTGGTCTGAATGCAGAAGTGCTACAACAGTACGTAGAATGGATTGCACATAAGAGAATGTTTGCTGTCGGTCTACCAAAAGTCTATGAAGGTGGTAGTAATCCTCTACCTTGGACTGAGAAATGGATTAGAGGCGGTGAGGTACAGGTAGCACCACAAGAAACAGAGATAAGTTCATATATAGTAGGAGGAGTCAAAAAAGATGTCAGCACTGACAGCTTCAAAGGTTTAAGTTTATGATAGTATTAGAAGATAAAAGAATAGTTATATTCATGACACCAGTGATTTCAGAGAAAAGCATAAAGAGATTTATACGTCTCAATGACAAATATGATAGCAATGTCATTCGTTTTTATAGCGAAAGGTTTGGCGTTGTTCCAGCAAGAGAAACACTGATCAGAACAGTGATTGGAAACGACGATTATCCCGTTGATACACGAGAAAATGGTTGGACATGGGTTTACTCATATGAGCCAAACGAAAACGTCTTAGAAGACGTATATGAAGGTTATACGCTGGATAATTTCGGCACTCATCAGGATTTTGCAAAGACCCAAGACATGGATAAATTAGACAATGGTCTACTTGTAGACGTTGTCATTACTCATGATTTTATGGGACAATGGCTGGACGAAGATATTGAGATAGGACCAGATAATAATGGGGAGTCAGTAAGTGACTGGTGGTGGAAAAAATATAAAAAATAGTTGTGATGTTTGTGGTTATGAGTTTGTGAGCTTATACACTGTAGAATATAAAGTCAACTGTGCAGATGGTGAGATCACTGTGCCATCTCAGATGTGTAAACAATGTGTGAATAAAAGTGAGGAGATATGGAATGAAACAACCGCAACAAATAGAGGAATTGAAGGCTAAGTTGGAGGTTAAGTAATGCTATCTTTCTTTCTAAACATCCTTAAAAATATTTTATTAAAACTAGCCACGACAAGTGCGTTTAGTTTTATGCACCCTTGGTTGTTAAAGCTAGACAAATGGGCAGAGGATAAGCTCGGCATAGACATCATCAAGCAAGATAAAAAGTTTCATGAGCAGTATCCATTAGTAGCAGAAAGAATTGCCAAGTTAGAAGAGTGGACGCATCCTCCTGTCGCTCCAGGTGGTGCAACAGAGTTATCAGAAAAAATAGACTCGCTTCAAAAAAGAATTGATAAACTGGAGAAATAATATGAAAATGAAAGACTGGAACTGGAGTAAGGTCATTGGTAAACGTGATGAGTTATTATGGATGGA